TACCGAAGGCTACATTAACTTTGTAGCTCAAAAAACTGGTCTAAAGCCTGATCAAGAGATTGACCTTACTAATCCTGCTGTTCGTCATGTAATTAGTGGGCCTATGATTCTGATGGAAAAAGGTGGGAAGAACATTTTTGGCTCTAAATCGGCAGTTGCTCAAACATCTGCTCAACCATCTTCCTCAGAAACAACCGATGATTTTGCTAGTTTTTTGATGGGTGGCAAAGCAGAGCCAACTAAAGAAGCAAGTAAAGAAAAGCCAAAACGAGCTGATATTTATGCTCAAAAGATTAAATCAATATCTCCAGTTGAAGAAGGGAAGAATGTTGCTAAAGGTTTAGCTTCTATTGCGGATATTGCTTTAGAAGCAGTTCCATCTGTAGCTGGTCAAGTGGTTTACGCTGGTGGCAGAGCTTTAGGTCAAACCCCTGCAGAAGCTACTAAAACAGCTCAAAAAGTATCAGGAGCTGTTCCTACATTTGGCAAAACTTTTGGCATTACTGAAGATCCTGCTTACAAGCAAGAAGCAACTCGTAGGATTATGAATCAGATTGGGCAATACATTGGTGAAAGTGCTGATGCTATTTCTCAAAAGACAGGCATCCCCAAAGAAGATGTGGAGAATATGCTTGGCACTTTAGGAATGGGTGTTGGAGCTAAATTACCATCTGCCAAAGGTGGTGCTATTAAGATTCAAGAACAGTTTGAAAAGCGCTTTCCAAAAATGGAACAAGCGCCTACAACTGCTCCAGTTGCTCCTCAAACTGCTCCTCTTACTGGAGTTGGAGCTGCCAAGGCAGAAATCAATCCATACGCAGGGAAAATTACTGGTGAAGAAACGGCTAGGGGTCAATTTCCTGTCGTTAAGCTATCCAAGATTAAACAAGATGCTCCTGCAACTGAGCAACAACTCAGATCACAAATTGCTAATGAAGTCTTAGGAGATACTGGTCAAGTTCGTAGCGGTGTTATTACAGGCAACGAAAACACTTTACGGCAAGAATATACCGAGGCTAGATCGGCTAATCCAACTCCAAAAAGCGAAATACTTAAACGGCAGATTGCTGAAGAACAAAACGCTTTAACTCGTTATGCTGAAAAGCGTATAGAAGCAACAGGAGCAAGTAGAAACCTACCATCAGACTATGAGCGTGGTCAGTTAATGAACGATGCGATTGCTGGAGATGATGGGCTTACAGGCTTTTTGAAAAAAGAAAAACAAGCGCTTTATGATGAAGCTCGTAATAAAGTAGGTGATAACCCTATACAAACTAATGCCGTAAATACTTTATTGCAAAACAAGCAATTTAGAGCTGGTCTAGGTTTAAAAGGTAACGAAGGTGTAGCTAAAAGCGCAGAACAACTTATTGAATTGGCTAGAACTGTTGGATTTGAAGATCGAGCAGGAAATGTATTGCCTCCTAACAGTATCTCAGCTTGGAAAGCAGTTCGAGAGGCTTTAAATTCTGAATGGACTAAAGATAATGCCTCAGTCATTCGTAAGATTAATGATGCGATTGATCAAGATATTGCTAAAGCTGGTGGTCAGGATTTATACAAAAAAGCCGATAACTTACACAAAGCTGAAAAGAAAATATTTGAATCCAAAGGTATTAAAACGCTATTTGGCGATGTAGATCCTAATGGTGTGCAAACGGCAACTGCTTTTGAAGCTATCCCCAAAAAGCTCAATTCTATGCCTATAGATCAATGGAAACATATTTATGACACTTATGATGAAATTTCTAAAGGCAGAGTTCGTGGAGCTGATTTTGATTTAGAAATTACTCCTGAGTTGGTTCAATATGCAGAAGCTGCCAAAGCTGAAATGCGAGGCGCTTTAGCTAGAGAAATTTATCAAGCTGGAGCTGGCAAAGCAGGAGTATGGAATCAAAACTCAGTCAATAATATTCTTAATGCTAGAGCCAAAAAGATTGAACATGCTTTTTCTCCTGATGAACAACGAGCTTTCCATACGCTAAATTATGCTGGTCATATTATGCCTGGAGTTCATGCTTATGAAGGCGCAGCTCTACAAGCTCAACGAGTAAACAAATTTGCTGAAAAACTACCGATGATTGGTAGAGAAGTTGGAGCTGTTACTAGAGTTCCATTTGGAGCAACGATTGGTGAAAAAGTAGGTGAAAAAGCAGCTCTGTTTACAATCGGAAAATCTGAAAAAAAACAAGCTCAAAAGTTGCAAGAAGAAATGGCTAAAAACGCTCAAAAAGGCAAAACAAATCTTAAAGATATAGGTAAGGAATAATCATGGCATCAGTTCTTTTATCCCCATATGGAAATGGTCAGCAATTTTTTGATGACAATGGAGTTCCTTTGGCCGGTGGTTTAATTTATACATACCAAGCAGGATCTTCTACTCCATTAGTAACTTATACAGATAATGCTGGAAATGTTGCAAATGCTAATCCTATTGTTTTAGATGCTTCAGGAAGAACACCACAAGAAATTTGGCTATTAACTGGCTATTCTTATAAATTTGTTCTTCAAAATGCTGATGCAGTATTAATTCAAACTTTGGATAATATTTATCCTATTCTTCAAAATGCTCCAGCTTCAGCTCCTGCTATTCCAAGTGGTTGTATTTTGTTATGGTCAGGATCTACTGGATCAATTCCTGTTGGTTGGTATTTATGTAATGGAGCAAACGGAACTCCTGATTTAAGAGATCGTTTTATTGTTGGAGCTGGCAATACATATGCTGTAAATGCAACTGGTGGATCTGCTGATTCTATAGTTGTTACGCATACTCATACAGCTTCTGTTACAGATCCTGGTCATGGTCATACTTTTGACCAAATGGACTCTTATGCTGGATTCTTTAATCCAACTCTTTTAAGTGTTATTCCAGGTGGTAATAATATTGTTGGGAATCATACAAGCGCAACGGATATTATTAACTCAAATACAACTGGAATTTCAGTTACTAATGCCTCTGCTGGTGTAAGTGGAACAAATGCTAATCTTCCTCCTTATTATGCCCTTGCTTATATTATGAAGGCTTAATATGTCGTTTGAATTAGATCCAGTTAAATATGGTGTTCTTTGGAATACTGTAGAAAATAATGAAAAAAAACTTGAAGAAATGTCTAAGAAAATAGACAAATTAGAGAGTTCTATTGAACAATTAGTAAAACTTGTAAACCAATCAAGAGGCGCTTTGTGGATGGGATTGGGAATTTTATCGGTCATAAGCGGAGTAATTGGCTTTGTGGGGAGTTATTTTTCAGGAAAATGAAAATGTATGTCAGACCAATTTGGATTTTTGGAAGGAGCAAAATCCCTCAGTAGCTCTTTAAATGCAAGTAGAGATGTAAGCAAAGAGCTTTCCAAAAGCATTTCTGATACTCAAAAAGAAGCTACTGATCTAGCAGTTCAACGAAATTTAGATAGGCGCAGAGAACTTAAAGAAAACGAAATACGCAAAGAGTTGTTTCTTAAAAGAGTGTTAATTCAATGGGAACATCAAGAATCAGTAAGACAAGAAGAAACAAGATTACGAGCTGAGTTCTTAAAAAAGTATGGACAAAGATGGGCAGAAGTAGAGGCTTTGAAAGCCAAGTTGGAAAAACAAGAAAAAGAGTTGCAGAAAGAATTTAATAAAGATTTAAAAAAGGCTCAAATTGCACAGTTTTGGTGTTTTGTAGTCGCAGGATATATAGCTTATTACTTGGTATGGGGTAGTAAATAATGGATACATTACTTGGAATACTTAAAGGAGTTGCTCCTGTTTTGGCTACAGCAGTTGCAGGGCCTGCTGGAGGAGCTGCCGTAAGTTGGATAGCATCTAAATTAGGCATAGATGATGCAACTGTTGAAGGGGTTACAAAAGCCCTAACTGGTGATCCTGAAATGGCACTAAAACTAAAAGAATTAGACCTTGAATATGCCAAATTAGAAGTTCAGGACAGAGATTCTGCAAGACAAGCCTATGCTCAAGTAGCTACTAGCGAATATGCAACAAAGCTCGATAAATTAGTTGTTCCTTTACTGGCATTAGGAGTTGTCGGATTAGCTTTTGCTTTGATTGCTGTTTTGATGTTCGTCAATACTCCACAAGATCAGCAACAGCTCATCATTTTTGCCCTAGGATTTATTACCTCTGCTGCTGGTCAAGTCCTGTCTTTTTACTTTGGTTCTAGCCAAGGCAGTAAAGATAAAGCTAAAGAAATAGAAGGAATGTTAAGAAAATGAACAGCGAGCAATTACAGAAACTTGGAATTGAT